GGTAAAGTTATTGCACCTTTAAAACTAGCCAAAGGTGTTAGTAAAGTTCCGATAATCAAAACAGACAATGTTCCTGGTAAACCAGAATGGTTTGATGCATTAGTTAACAAAGTAATTATCGAGGGTGATGATGTCACTAAAAAATTTGCAACAGCTGAGAGACAATCTATTCACCAAAAAACACTTGATGATGGTTCAGTGGTCCGAGTCACAGAGGACGTGGACGATGGTGCTGTAAGAGTCGAGTATGAGAGCGAACAGAATGTATTCGGTGATCCAGTACAACTACAATATAAAAAACCATTACCAGATGAGGGGGATCCAAGACCGGTAGGAGAGTTTACTACAGCAGAGTCAGGTCCTGTTGGCAGAGTACAAGGTCCAGATGATTTTGATATAGACGTAGATGAAGTGGGTGGCACAAGTATAAGTGATCTTGATTCAGATGTATCGAAACTAAAAGAATATGCGACAGGCAAAGGACCTACTATGAAAGAATTTATTCAAAATAAAAAAAGAAAAGATAAAGCTAAATCTATAACAGAAGATCCAGAAGCTCAGTCAGATGCAATAATTAAAAGACAGGGTGACTACGATCCAAGTGACTACGATGACTATGCATCAGGCGGTATCGCTAGAATGTTAGGAGAATAATGAACCCGTTAAAGTACGCACAGATGATGAAGTATCTGACTCGGGCAAAGAAAGTTAATCCAGAACTTCCCGATGTCTTTCCTGCAAGCAAAGCACCTATCCCAGCTAAAACAAAAATTGTTGAAGAGATGGAAGCTGTCAACAGATTCGTAAGAGCCAATCCAAGAACAGAAAAAGCAGGTGGCGGTATGTTGGTGCAACCAGGTTTCGGTGGCACGAGGCAGGGGTATGCTAAAGATAAAAGAGGTTTTGGTTCTGAAAAAGGACCCAAATTTAAAGCACCTAGCAAAAATCAACTTACTCAGGTTGAGTTAATTGATTTATTTGAAAAAGAATTTGGACCTGAATATAAATTTAAAAGAGGTTCTCTTTCTGGCCCAGGAATAAGAGAGGGAGTTCAACAACCAAATTATTTTAGATTAATGTTAAAAGATTTGTTGGATAGAAAAGCTATCCCTACTCGAGGAGAACAAGTTCGATTTGTTTGGAATAAACCAAACGCACAACAGTTAGATTTTATAAAAACTTTTATAGACGCCCCCATTATAGGACAACAAACAATTCAAAATATGGAAATATTAAATAAAAAATTTGGTAAAAAATTATCAAAAGCTTCTGGAAAAAAATTTTTTTTAAACGATTTAACAATTGATATGGCAAGAAAAGCTTTAGAAGATGCAGGTGTAAAAAATGTTACCACTTCAAAATTAGCTAGAGCCATGACTCGTTTAGCACAAACATATCAAGGTAAATTGTTTCAAAATCAACCAAATATTAAAATAAATAAAAAAGCGGGAAATTTTATTTTTCAATCTTTTAATGAATTAGATCAATATCACCCATGGAGACAAGGATCTTATGAAGCTGTCTTAGATGATATAGATGCTGCTTTAGGAAAAAAAGTAGGAAATCTTTCTGCTTTTAAAGTAAAATTTAAAGAAAAAATGTTAGAAAGATATCCTAATAGAAAATTTAATTTTAACGAAGTTTTTAGTATTTCTACCTCTGCTAATAGAGGATCATATCCCTATGCTTATTTTGTAGACTTAACCGAAGATGCCATGAATAAAGGTGCTTTAGCTTCTTTACAAGGTAAAGCCTCTATAGCAGAAGGTAAAATACAAGAAAATATTACTAAGTATAGAAGAACCGGAAATATAAAATTTTACAATGAAGCGGTTAGAGTCGCTGATGTTTACAATAATACTACAAGAAAAAATTTTTTAGATTCTAAAAAAGTTTTAGATTATGAAAAAAAATATGGCATTAAACCAAACGCATACAAAATAGAAATAGGAAGTCAAAAACAAGTTTCTGATAAATTAAATTTTGCTAAAAATTTTTATAAAAATTCAGATTTAAATAAATGGAAAAACATGGGAATTGATATAGATTCTCATAGTGGTCAAAAAGGTTATGTAAAAACTTTTGATACTAAAACGTTACCAGAAAATGTAATGACTGCCCCAGAATTATTTACAAAAGAAAGTGTTTTAAGAGAACAAAAAATTATAGATGATAAAAAGTTAAATAAATTTTTTGAACAAAATAAAAAACTTATAGCAACATTAAGTAAAGACCCAAGATGTAATAGAGGACTTAAATCACAAGGAGGACGAGCAGGTTTTCAAGATGGAAATCCTCCCAGTCTAGATGTTTGTTATCAAGGAGGTATAAAAAATATTAACTCCGGAATGAAAAATGTGACTCCCGCACAAGCTAAAAACTTTGCAGCATTTGCAAATAGAGCAGCAAGTTTGGGTAGAGGTGTTATGAAGTATGGTATTGTACCTGAAGCATTATATGTTGCTGCTGACTCTCTGATTAGAGTTGGTATGGGAGATAATTTTAACGAGGCTTTTTTAAGAGCTACAGAGTATTTAAGACCGGGTGATCAAACTAAACTAGCTGAAACGTTAGAGGCAGACAGATTCTTTGGACCAGAGATTGCAGGTATCATTAACAAATCTCTTAGTTACAAAAATGAATTAGCAAAAGTGCAAAGTTTAGAGGATCAAAAAGCAAACCTTGAAAATTTATCTGGAGGAGATGAGTTTGATTACATTGGTGATTTAAGTCAGGATGTAAAAAATATTGACGCTCAAATAAAACAGGCAACTGATAATTTAAATAATAAATTTAAAATAACAGATGCTGAAAGAATTTATGCGGAGAGAATGCAGGACGAGGTTGATGATGCTAGAGGTGCAGGATCATTGTTTACAAAACTAAAATCTAAATTTAGAGATGTGGGTCAAGATCAAAGTGACATTGAAACTTTAGGAGTACCTGAAAAAACACAAGAAGACCTAAATAAAAGAATGCTTCCACGAGCCCCTACGATATATAAAGTTAAAGATGGTAAACTTATAACAAAAAATTTAAGTGAATCAAGTTTCGATGAGATACGGGATCATGTTCAATTATTAAGATCTGTTGGAATTAAAGATTCTAGTAAAAATTTATTAGAACAACGAAACGTGTTACGAGGCATGCCCTTATCACAACAAGAACAAATATTTGGTAAAGAGGCAACTTATGGAGCATCAGGCACAATGGGCGAGCCAATAAATAAACCAGTGTTTAAAAGACCAGAAAACGTTATAGGTGATATGGAAAAAGAAATAATCGGTCAGACAAATGTTGCTAATCCATTTGATATTGATATCTCAGATATAGGGACTGGTTTAAGAGGTTTCTCTGCAGCAGGTGGAGGAATAGCAAAACAAGCTGGGGTATCATCAGGCCCACCACCAGAATCAGGACCAATGTCTCAAGGGTTGCAAGGTCTGATGAAACGTGTTAGGAATAGATAGGAGTATTAAATGGCAGAAATAGACAAAGGACTCCCGAACACTAGAAACAAAGAAGAGATCCCTTCACAAGAGGAGATCCAAGATGTTGCTGTTCAGGAACCAGTAGAAGAAAAAGGACCGATCGAGGTCATTCCAGAAGAAGACGGTGGTGTAACATTAGACTACGAGCCAGGTGCAATCAACGTACCAGGAACAGAAAATCATTTTGATAATCTATCAGAACTTTTACCAGATGATGTTTTAGAACCAATTGGTTCTGAGATGACACAGAATTACATGGACTACAAGGCGTCCAGAAAAGAGTGGGAACAATCTTATATTACAGGATTAGATCTACTTGGTTTTAAATACGAGAATAGAACAGAACCATTTCAAGGAGCCTCAGGTGCAACACACCCAGTTCTTGCGGAGGCAGTCACACAGTTTCAAGCTCAAGCATACAAAGAATTATTACCAGCAGACGGACCTGTGAGAACACAGGTTATAGGTGTCAAGAATCCACAGACAGAACAGCAGGCGACACGTGTAAAAGATTTTATGAATTATCTGATTATGGATCAGATGAAAGAGTACGAAGCAGAGTTTGATTCTATGTTATTTCATTTACCACTTGCAGGTTCTACATTTAAAAAAGTTTATTATGATGTACCAATGGGCAGAGCAGTATCTAAGTTTGTTCCTGCTGATGAGTTGGTTGTGCCGTACACGGCAACGAGTATTGAAGATGCAGAGTCTGTAATACACACGATTAAAATTTCAGAAAACGAATTAAGAAAACAACAGGT